CACCACCACCACCACCACCTCCTCCAGTAGTAGCACCACCACCACCTCCTCCAGTAGTAGCACCACCACCACCTCCTCCAGTAGTAGCACGACCACCACCTCCTCCAGTAGTAGCACGACCACCACCTCCTCCAGTAGTAGCACCACCACCACCATCTCCATCAGTAGTAACACCACCACCATCTCCATCAGTAGTAACACCACCTCCATCTCCATCAGTAGTAACACCTCCTCCATCTCCATCAGTAGTAACACCTCCACCATCTCCGTCAATCACACCAGTTCCAGAACAAGCTTTACCACAAATTCCTACTACATTAGCAGAGTTAAAACTAGCACTAACACATGTAACATCAGAAAGTTTTATAAATAATGTTGTATTATCTATTAAAAATCGTGGTACATATTTTTATATTGTAGTTGCTATTAGTATATTTTTGGTATTTATATTTTTCATGAGTTTATTTAAATCAAAATCTATAAGAAGAGAAGATGACGATGAATAAATTTATTTTAATTAAAAAATTGAATTAAAATAAATTTATTTTAATAATTATATTAATAATGACAATTCAAAATAAAGAACAAAATAATATAGTATTATCAAAAAATGTATTTTTATCAGGATTAATAGCAGGCTCAATTGGTGCTTTTGTAGTTTATCCAATTGATGTTGTTAAAACTCAAATGCAAAATCAAAATAATGCAATAAATAAAGTTTATAATAATGGTTTAGATTGTTTTTATAAATTATGGTCTCAAGGTAAATGGAGACCCTTTTATCGTGGATGTATAGCTCAACTAATAGGAGTAGCGCCAGAAAAAGCCGTTAAGTTATTTGCTTATTCAACAATTACAAATAATTTTAATAATGATTTATTGATAACAAATATATTAGGAGGATTAATAGCAGGTACATGTCAAGTAATAATAACAAGTCCTTATGAAATGATTAAAATAAATCTCCAAATGAATAATAAAATTAATTATTTAGAATTAATTAATTTAAAAAGATTATATAGGGGAGCTTCTGCTTGTTTTCTTAGAGATATTCCATTTAGTGGGATTTATTTTCCTACTTATTGGTATTTAAAAGATAGACAAAATTTAAATCCATTTTTAGCGGGAATAATAGGAGGTGCTCCAGCTGCTTTTTTATGTACACCTGCAGATGTTATTAAAACTAGAATGCAAACTTTAAGAGAAAATAAAATAAATTCAACTAAAATAATTCCATTAATAAATCAAATTTATAATAATGAAGGTTTTGTAGCTTTCTGGAAAGGTAGTAGTTGGCGTGTATTAAGATCAAGTCCTCAGTTTGGGGTTACATTATTTGTTTTTGAAAATTTGAATAATATTATTAAATAATATAATAATAATTTCTATCATATGTTAAATGTCAAATAATGGTTCAATTATGGAGTTAGTAGCAAAAGATGTTCAAGATGAAGAATTAATAGATATACATAATAAAAATTCTGTTTTTAATTATTCATTTACTAAAACTAATAAATATTCAAAAGGAGATACTATATTTTATCCAGTAGGTAAAGCAAAATGGGGAAATACTATTAGATTTTATATAGAAAGACAAGGAGATTTATTATATGGTATTTATTTAGTTGTAAAACTTCCAAAAATATCAATTGCTAATTTAAATGGACTAACTGAAGATGAAAACAATGAACATTCAAATTATAGGATTAAATATTCTGATTTTATTGGAAATACAATGATAGAAAAAATAAGTTTATATTTTAATGGACAATTAATAGATGAACAATACGGTGATTATATGCAATTATATACAGATTTATATGTGAGTGATTGGAATAGAAAAGCAATGATAGGAATGAATGATTATTTAAATAGACCAAATTTAAAAATTAAATCTGAATACATTTATATTCCTTTTAGATTTTGGTTTTGTACTAATATAGATCAACCTTTACCAATAATAGCAATGCAAAATACAGAGATTTATATTGATGTTAAATTTAGAAAATTTTCAGAATGTTATACTGTTTTGAAAAAAGATTCAACTGGTTTATATTTTTTACAAAATATAACTCATCCAGAAGTTGATTTTGAAGAAGTAAAATTACAGACTAATTTTTATTATTTAGATTTAGAAGAGAGAAAAGAAATGGCTCATAAAGAATGGGATATTTTAATGACTCAAACACAAATTAGGTCTGCAGAATTAAAATCTAATATTTCTTTAGAAATTGATTTTAATCATGTAGTAAAAGATATATTTTTTTATATAAGACCAACCTCACATAAAAATTATGGAGATTTTTTTAATCTAACAGCAAAAAGTGATTATCCACCAGAAAGTTTAATTAATCAAAATATAAGTTTAACTCTTTGGAATTTAGAATCTAAATCTCATATATTAAATAAAGGAAGAATTTTATTTAATGGTATAGAGAGAGTAGGATGGAGAGATGCAAAATATTTTTATAATATGCAAAATTTTGAAAATTACCGAAATACTATTTATTCTCATATATATATGTATTCATTTAATTTAGCTCCAACAACAAATACTAGTTTATCAGGATGTAATTTTTCAAGATTAGATAATGCACAATTACAAGTAGAAATAGAACCTAATTTATTTGTAGTAAAAAATAGTTCTCCTCAAATATTATATCCTAATTATGATAACTATGAATTAAAATGTTTTGCGACAAATTTTAATATATTAGTTATAAAAGCTGGTTTAGCTGCTACTAAATATAATAACTAAATATTATTTAATTCTTTTAATATTAATTCACTAACTCTTAATATCTTTTCATTAGATATTTTTAAAATAGTATATTCTTCAGAATCATATGATTCACTATTAGATTCATAATATTCATTAATTAGTTTAGATGTTATATTAAAAACTAAAATATTTGGAATACTAAATATTTGATTTTTTTTAATAAATACATTATTATTAATATTGTTAAATTCATTAATTAAATCATAAAATTGTATATTTTGAGATTCGCATAAAGATTCATTTGAATAATTTATATTATTTTTTAAATAATAATAACAATTTATTTTATTCCAATTTTGAAGATCTAATATATTTAAATCAGTTGACCAAATTATTTCATTATTTAAATTTCTATAATAACAAGATTCTAATTTTTGTATAGGTGGTAATAAATCATTATTTATTTGAAAATAATAACAATTATTTATTAGATGATTTATTGATTCTTCATAAAATGGAGTAGGTAATGTTGAAAATGATATTAAACTACAACATTTTATTTGTCCATTAATGGTATTAATTAAACCTGGAGAATTAATAATATTAGATATTACATTAATAGTATCAATATTACCAATTAATTTATTACATATTAATGCTTTTTTATTAGATTCTATTAAACCATCTACACAAATATGAATATTATTAATATTACCTTTTAAATAATTAGATAAACATGCACCATTTAAGCCATTAATACAAATATTACCAATAATTTGAATATTATTGATTGTAATATCATAAGCTCTACTTACTAATGCACAATTATTTATACCATCATTAATTAAAATATTTTGTAATATTAAATTTTTAATAAAACCTGATTTAATAATTCCAAATAATCCATTATTATTAGTATTTATTAAATTAATATTACTAATTTTAAAATTATTTCCATTAAAAGATCCAGTAAATGGTGAAATATCAGATGGATAAATATTTAATATGGATGTATAATTACCTAAAGGTAAAATTGGTTTATATTCAAAATCTAAATCATTAATTAATTCAAATTTTTGATTATAAACAAATTTTCTAGTAATGACAGTTTCAATATAACCTGTAGGATAATAAATTATTAAATAAGCTTTTGTAAATTTAGTTAAAAAATCCCATTGATTTATATTATATATTTGATAATTTATTATTTTATTAATAATTATATGTTGTTTATTATATTCTAATTTAATACTTCCCATTATTTAATTAAAAAGAGATTTTTAAATTATAAACTACATAAAAAAATGAAATTAACTATATTTAGTTAATATAATGGATTTAAACAAAACTAATTTAACAGAAGTATATTTTTCAGATGATGAAGATAAACTTACAAATGATTTACTTACAAATGATTCTAATGATGAAGATCAATCTGATGATAGTTTAACTGATGAAACACGTCAATTAATTTATGATGCATTAGAAAATAAGTCGTACAATGACAATGACAATAATTTATTTTGTATAGATAAAAAAAATAAAAAAGTGTATAAGCAAAAAAATAATAGAGTTAAAACATCAATGACTCTAAAAGAATTTGCTCAAAAAATAGCAGCAAATGAGACTGTAAATAAACCAAAGTTTATTTCTAAACGTGTAAAAGAAAAAAAAGATTTAGGTATAATTAAACAAAATATTCCAAAAAGAACATTTAATCCTAGATTACCTCCATATAATCATATTTATAAAGTAAATAAAAATACAGATCTAATTAATTTTAATAATAATAAAGATTTCCCAGTATTAAAATAAATTATTATTTTATAGTTTCTCCCTGAATTATACCACATGTTCCTCTAGTAGCTAATATATATATTATATAAATATATGGAAAGAATACAGCTAATAAAAATGGTCCAATTTCAAAAGTACCATTACATCTAAATGATAAATAAATAGCTATTAATGATATAATAGTATGAAATACATAATAAATATATTGACCAACTTTTGATTCAACTGTAATAACTTTTGTTACTATAGTTTCTTTACATAATTCAGGTTGAGGTAATTTAGATTGAGGTAATTTAGAAACTTTAGTTTCCGGTAATCTAATAGGTTTAGTTTCTGATAATCCAATAGATTTAGTGTTCATATTATAATAAATTAGATATTTTATAAAAATTTAATAAATATTTTAAAATTTTATAAATTAAATTCTTTTATTTTTTTATTAGATTTATTAACTGATTTTTTAATATTAGATTTTTCAGGTGTTGTTTTTGAGGTTCCATTTTTATTTGCAATTATTTTTAAAACATCATCTATATTAATTTTTTCAATATCATATGAAGCAGGTATATTAATAAATTGTTTTTTTGTTCCAGAAACAATTTGAATATAAGGTCCATAATTTCCATTTTTAATATTTAAAATTTTATCTTTAACTTTAAAGGTTCTTAAAGCATATGGATCACCTGATTCTATTATTTCACGTGCATTATCAATTGTTATATTAGATTCATCTAAATTTTTAATTGAATAATTTTTACCAGTATATTTTAAATATAGTCCATATTGGCCTTTATTTAATGTAACTATTCCATTTGCCATTTTTCCTAATGTTTTTGGATATTCTAATAATATTATAGCATTTTCTAATGTTATATCACTAATATCTTTTAAAGGTGCATATTTCCATTTATTTTCATCTTGTATTTTAACATATGGTCCATATTTACCAGATCCAGTATATATTTCTAATCCGGATGATGTAGTACCTAATAATTTATCTGTTGATGATCCTGTTGTTTGTATTTTATTTTTTATTTCTAAATTTAATTTATCAACAATTGGATGAAATAAATCATAGAAATTTCGTAATACAGTTACCCAGTTTGCTTTCCCATCCGCTATTTTATCTAAGAAAGTTTCAAAATTAGCAGTAAATTCAATATCCATAATAGGTTCAAAGTATTTCATCATAAATTCATTAACTTGTTTACCAATTTGTGTAGGAACTAATTTTTTTTGTTCTTTACCTATAGATATTTCCTTAATTATTTCCTTTAATTTAAATTTAGAATCTAATTCAAATTGCCTAGATTGTTTTTTTATTCCATCAATATTTTTAATTTCTACATATTGTCTTTCAATAACTTTAGATATAATTGATGCATATGTTGACGGTCTTCCAATTCCATTTTTTTCTAAATATCTAACTAATAATGCTTCATTATATCTTAATGGTAATTTTGTATATTCTTCAGAAACTTTTAATTTATTAAATTTTAATATATCATTTATTTTAATAGCTAATTTTCCAATTATTTTTTCTTCATCATCCGAACTATTATCATATACAATTAAATAACCTGGAAATTCTATATTTTCCATTATATTATTAAAATATGTTTGTATTTCATTAAATATTAATATACTTAATTTTTTATTAATAGCATCAATTTGAATTGTTTGTATATTAACTTGAGCATTTGACATTTGACTAGCAACTGTTCTTTTCCAAATTAATTCATATAATTTAAATTGATCATTATCTAAATTATCTGGTTCTACTAACTCTATATTTGTTGGTCTAACACATTCATGAGCATCTTGACTATTTGCACTTTTTGATTCATAATTTTTTGGATTTGAATAATCTTCTCCATATGTTTTTATAATAAATTTACTGCATTCATTTATTGCTTCTTTACTAATATTTGGACTATCTGATCTCATATAAGTAATTAAACCAGCTTCATATAATTTTTGTGCAACATCCATTGTTTTTTTAACACTAAAATGTAATTTTGTTGATGCTTCTTGTTGAAGACTTGAAGTTATAAAAGGCATAGAAGGTTTTCTAATTGATTTTTTATTATCAACTGTTATAACTTTAAATTTGGTTTTCTTATTTATTAGTTCCATAAAGTCTTTAGCATCTTCTTCTGAATTAAATTCATATAACTTATTCCCAATACATAAAGTTCCATTTAATTTAATTTTATTATTATCTATATTACATTCAAATTCAGCAGATGTTTTAAAATATGGTTGATTTACTGATTTTAAAATTTCATTTTCTTTATCTACTATTATTCTAACTACTACAGACTGAACACGTCCTGCTGATTGAGTTGTTCCATTAGAATCCATATATTTCCATAAGATTGGACTAATTTGATATCCAACTAATCTATCTAATAGACGTCGTGCTTGTTGAGCATGAACCATATTATAATTAATTAATGTTGGATTTAGAACTGCTTTATTTAATGCTTGTTTGGTAATTTCATGAAATATAATTCTTTTTGGATCTTTCAGTTTTAATACTGTTGCTAATGAAAAAGCTATTGCTTCTCCTTCTCTATCACCATCTGCAGCTAATATAATATCTTTACAATTTTTGGCTACTTCTTTTAGTTCTTTAACTACTTTCTTTTTATCTGGATTAGTTACATAAAGTGGTGCGAAATTATTTTCAATATCTATAGATAAGGTTGATTTATCTAAATCTTGAACATGACCAAATGATGCTTTTATAATATATTCAGGTCCTAAATATTGCCCAATCTTTTTAATCTTACCAGGTGATTCAACAATTACAAGAGTTTTTAATTCATTAGATTTAGTTAAAATTGACATTATTAAATAATAAAATACTATTACTATAAATAATAAAATCAATTTTTACTATTTATTTATATTTTTATAATTAATTTATCTATTAATTTATATAATGAATAAAAGTTTAATATTAATTTATATTTTAACATGTATATTTTTTTATATTTTTATAATGAATAATTTAAAATATGAAAAACTAGCTAATAGTTCTACTAAGTTATATCAAAAAAAAGTTGCTAAAACACAAGATTCAAATATTAATTCAAATATTATAAGAGTACCATTAGGTCAATATAAAGTATCTAAACTTACACTTATTACACCAGCATATATACGAAAAGCAAAAAAATATAATTATTAATTAAAAATTAATAAAAAAATAAATTAAAAATATTATATTATAATAATGGAATCAAAAAATTTTAATGAATTATTAAGTAATAATGAACTCAACACGCCTAAATTAATACTTGATGATATTTTTATAAATTTACGTCTAATTTCTAAAATTGAAGTTGGATATAAATTAATTCAAAGTGATAAATATATTAATATAGATACTAGTTATTTTCAATCAATTACACGCTGGTATAAAGGTGCTAATAGAAATAATAGTATTAAATTTATGTTGTATATTTTTCATAAAGCATTTGAATTAAATGATACTTTATTTGAAGATAAAACAGACGAGTCAATACAAAATCTTCTTAGACTTAATAATGAATTAAAGAATTCATTAAATGGACTTGTTAATATGAAACATACTTATTGTTCTGATAAGTTGATTCAATCAGAAATAGATGTAATAATTGATGATATTCAATCACGTTTAGATTTAAATTTAAATTATATTAAAACAGCTTATTAAAAAAAATTATAGTTCAATATCATGTGTGCATTTATCACATTTACATTCTTTAACTTGATCATCTTTTAATTTAATTGAATTACTATTTTTAATAATTTCAGTAAATTTAGTTTGTAAATCATGAATATCTTCATTATTATTCATAGAAAATTTATCAATAACTTCTTCATCCGGATTTGGTTCTCCATAAATTTCATTAAAATTTGGAGGATTATTATTTTCTTCTTCTAACATTTTATCTAATACATCAGAATATATATCTTGATTATCCCATGGTTCATGCCAATTTCCATCCATAAATATTTTATAATAAAATGCATTAGAATTAATATATTGTTTATTAAACCAGTGATGTTCAAAATCAATTAAATTTAGTGGATAATCTATATTCAAACCTGAAAATAGTTTAGATAAATATCTAATTAATTCATCTTTTGCTTCATCAATCAAATTACAATTAAATAATATACATTCAGATTCAAAATAATGTTCAAATTTATTAATAAAAATAATTAGTCCAATTTTATTCATTGATAGTTAAGATAATTTAACTAATAAAATAGAATTTCAAATTTTATTTTATTCTAATTTATGGCATTCAAGATAATAATAATTAATTTGAAAAAATATAATTTAATATAACAAATTAAAAATATAACAAAAAAGATAATATATAACATTATTTAATAGAATATTAAAAAAAATTGTTAATTTTTTTAATTAGACATAATTATTTAATAATTAATGGAAAATAATAACATAATTGAAGAAAAATCTGTATTAAATGAACCTATATTAGAGTCAGCTACATCTGATATTAATGAGTTCTCATTAAATGGTTTATGTTTAAATGGTAAAGTTGTATATGTATATGATGGAGATACTGTTCATTTGGTATTTAAATTAGATAATAAATTAGTTAAATTTAATTCAAGATTAGTAGGTGTTGATTCACCTGAAATGGTTCCTAAAAATATATTAAATGAAGAAGTTAAAAATCAAGAAAAAGATTTAGCATATAAATCAAGAGATTATTTAATAAATCGTATTTCTAATATTCCTATTATAAAAAATAAAATGACTAAAAATGAAGTTAAAAAGTTTTTAGCTAAATCAACTAAATTAGTTTTTGTTAAATGTTATGAATTTGATAAATATGGCAGATTATTAGTTGAACTTTTTGAAGATTCTACATCCCTAAAATCTATTAATCAAGAACTAATAGATGAAAAACATGCACTTAGTTATGATGGAGGAACTAAACAAGAATTTAATAAGGATAATTTTAATGAAAACTTACTTTAGAATAAATAATAAAATTTAAAAAATTAAATTTTATTATTATAAAAATTACATATATTTTAGTTGATTTAAAACTAAATATTCTTCACCTAAAATTAATAATGCTTGTAAAATATCCCATACATTAGATTTTGATGTATCATCTAATTGACTATATATGCCTTGTAATCTTATAATTTCATTTAATTTTAATTCATGTTCTGCTATTTTTTCTTTATGATTATCATTATTAGTAAAATAAGTTTCATCTCTATTTAAAATCTTATCTCTCATAGGCAATGCATAAACTAAAAATTGTTCAAGTGGCAAAAGTGAATTTATTTTAATTATTTTTTGAAAATAAAAATGATAAGTAGTTCCAACTAAAGGAGATACTTGAATTAAAAACGAGTCTAAAATTTGATTAAATTGTTTAATTTTTTCATTTGACATTAGTATATTTTATCTATATAAAATTTCTATTCTTTAAATAAATTATTTTACTCATTCTTGTGAACT